ACGCCCGGATCAAGCTCCGTGACAAGTACAGGTGCCAGGTCTGCAAGCGCATCTTCCTCGAGGACCAGCTTGAGGTGGATCATGTCATCCCGCTTGCACAAGGTGGTGGTGAACAAGACCCGAACCTCCAGAGCATCTGCAAGACGTTCGAAGGCCACGAAGGCTGCCACGCGATGAAGACGGCACGCGAGAACGCGGAGATCGCGGCAAGCCGATAGGGGGGGCGGTCGCCAACTTTCGAGGCCGCTTGCTGGAATCCGCGTAGCTGCTCATTCGCAGGTTTTTTTCCTCTCTGAAATTTTCGCCCGAATCGGGTTTTTGGCCAAAAATCGGAAAATGGCAAGACCGCAGTTCAAACCAACACCGGCGCTACGCAGGCGTGTAGCCATATGCGCTGCCAGCGGCATGGTTCATGAGGAAATCGCGCTCGGCCTTGGCATCCATCGGCACACCCTGGAAAAGCATTTCGCGCACGAATTGACGACCGGTGCGTTCGAAAAGCGCCAGCAAGTCATCGACGCCATGTTCAAGGCGGCGAGCAAGGGAAACGTCGCGGCGCAGAAGGCGTTCGTTGCACTGCAGCCAGGGATCGCGCCGCCACCGCTCAAGGGCGGCAAGGCGCCGAAGCCCGGCAAGAAAGAGCAGGCGAACCTTGAGGCCGCCGGCGCGCAGACCGGCACCGACTGGCAAGACCTGCTGGCGCCGCAGCGCGTGCAATGAGTTGGAATCTGGCCTGCCCGGACTGGGAGCAACGTCTCCGGTCTGGGCGGTCGCTTGTGCCTGACCTGCCACACCTGGATCTGGTCGCGGGGAACCGTGCGGTGGCGGTGTTCAACAAACTCCGCCTCGCTGACGTGCCCGGCACACCGACGATGGAGGAAGCCGCGGGCGACTGGTTTCGAGACATCGTGCGGGCCATGTTCGGCAGCATGGACTTGGTGACCGGTCGGCGCATGATCCGCGAGCTGTTCGCCCTGGTGCCGCAGAAGAACTCGAAGACCACGAACGGCGCGCTGCTGATGCTGACGGCGTTGCTGCTCAATCAGCGCCCGCGCGCCCCGATGGGCATGGCGGCGCCGGTGCAGGACGTGGCGGAGATCGCGTTCAGCGCGATCGCTGGCGCAATTGCATTGGATCCGGTTTTGGAGAAGAAGCTCCACGTCCGCGATCACCTGAAGACGATCGTGCATCGCGAGACGAAGGCGACGCTCGAGGTGATGACCTTCGACCCGCAGGCGCTGACCGGCCCGAAATGGGCCGCGTTCCTGCTGGACGAGGTGCACCAGATCGCCAAGCTTTCGAAGGCGGAGAAGGCATTCCGCCAGATCAAAGGCGGCATGCTGCCGTACCCGGAAGCGTTCCTCGCGCAGATCACCACGCAGAGTGATGACCCGCCGATCGGGATATTCGAATCGGAGCTGCGCAAGGCGCGCGCGATTCGGGATGGGAAGATGGAAGGCGCGATGCTTCCGGTGCTATACGAGTTTCCGGAAGAGATGCAGAAGGACGCCGCGGTCTGGCGCGATCCGAAGAACTGGGCAATGGTCACGCCGAACCTTGGCAAGTCCGTGCAGCTGCATTCGCTGGTCGACGGCATGAAGGACGCCGAGCAGACGAATGAGGCCGAGCTCCGCGCCTGGGCGTCGCAGCACCTGAACGTTCAGATCGGTATCGCGCTCAAGGGCGATTCCTGGGCCGGCTCGTTGTTCTGGGATCAGCGCGGTGATAAATCGCTGACCCTTGAAGGATTACTGCAGCGTTGCGAGGTGGTCTGCGCAGGGATAGACGGCGGCGGCCTAGACGACATGCTGGCGTTGTCTGTGATTGGCCGTGAGGTCAAGACAGGGACGTGGCTGCACTGGGTGCACGCATGGCTGCACCCGATCGCGCTCGAACGCCGGAAGAAGAATAAGACGGTCTACGAGGGATTCGAGTCGGACGGCGATTTGACGATCGTCAAGTCGATCGGAGAGGACGTCGACCAGCTCGCGGACTACGTGAAGCGGGTCGACAAGTCTGGACTGCTCGAGCGGATCGGCGTTGACCAGGCCGGCATCGATTCTGTGGTGAAAGCGATCTACGACCGCAAGGTCGCGCGTCAGATCAACGACGGCGACCGCATCATCGCGATCCCGCAGGGCTGGCGCATGACGTCGAGCATTACGAATGCGGAGCGCAAGCTCGCGCAGGATGGTGCCTTTATCCACGGCGGCACGCGCCTCATGGCCTGGTGCGTTGCAAACGCGAAGGTCGAACCGAAGGGCAATGCGGTGATCATCACAAAGCAGCAGTCGGGCTCGGCAAAGATCGACCCGGTGCTGGCAACGCTCAACGCCTCCGCGCTGATGTCGCTGAACCCCGCGGCTGCGCGTCGCAAGATCCACATGTTCTCGGTTGGCTGATATGGCCTGTAAATGGTGCATTGCGCGCCAGCGCGGAATTGTTCGACTGCTCTGCAAGAGACCTAATTCGAAGTGGTGCCAGCGCGCGAAGGCGCGCCTAGAGCGCATGCTGAAACCGGAGAAGAAGTGATGGAATTGCAGACGCGCGCTTATTCGCTTTTCGAAGTGAAGGCGCTGGACGGTGAGAAGCGAACCTTCAGCGGCGTCGCTACAACGCCAACGATCGACCGTGTCGGCGACACTGTGAATCCGCTGGGCGTGAGGTTCAAGAATCCACTAGTTCTTCTGCATCAGCACAACCGCGATGAGCCGATCGGCACGGTCGTATTCCGCAAGCCGACGTCAAAGGGGATTGAGTTCGACGCGTCTATTCCGAACATCGAAGAACCTGGCCTTCTGAAGGATCGCTGCGATATGGCGTGGGGCGAGATCAAGTACGGCATCGTCCGCGCCGTCAGCATCGGTTTTCGCGCGATCAAGTATGCATTCACGGATGACGGCGGCGTCGAGTACCAGGAGACCGAGGGGTTCGAGCTTTCGCCGGTTTCCATTCCGGCGCTGCCCGATGCGGTAATCACGTCCGTCAAATCGATGGACGGCAGACCACTGCCGCGGGAAGTCATCCGCTCGATCCGCCTCGCTGACATCGGCGACCGCACGGTCAAGCTGGTCAACCTCAAATCCAACGTCGGTGCAGTTCGCCTGACGAAGTAGTTCAGTGCTCTTGCAGCGCCGCGTGACTTCACCGGTTCGCCGGGCAATTCGCGGTTTCGGCTAGGCCAAGGCCGACTCGCAAGAGTTCCATTTTTCTGTAGCACGCAGGCATTGCCTCCCCTTTGATGCGCGGGGGCCATACGGCTGCGCGTGGCTGCGATTCGCAGCTAGTTCGTTCGCGGTGACGCGGGCGCAATTCCTTTTCAGGAATCTCAAAGTGAAAACGTACGCCGAACATATCGTGTCGCTCGAAGCGACGCGCACGGAGAAAGCTGGGCGCATGAAGGAGGTCCACAAGACCGCCGTCGACGCTGGCCGCACCATGGATACCGCCGAGTCGGAAGAATTCGATACGCTCGAAAAGGACATCAAGGCCATCGAGATCGATCTCGACCGGACGAAGCGTCTGGAAGCGCTCGACAAGGCAACGGCCGCGCCCATCAATCCAGCTGGGCGGGAGCGCGAAGTTGTCGACCCGACCAAGCTGGCCGGCCACGACAATCTGCAACTGCGCCAGGTCGAGAAGTTGGAGCCCGGCATCGCGTTCGCGCGATATGCCATGTGCCTGCTGGCGTCGAAGGGCGACCATCTGAAGGCATTCCGTTTGGCCGAACGTCATTACCCGCAGACCCAGAGCATCGTGCGCACGCTGAAGGCGCAGGCCGATGGCGCGGATCTCGCAAACATGATTCAGCTCAAGACTGCCATCCCGGCCGGCACCACCACGGACACTACGTGGGCTGCGCCACTGGCCACAGCGCAGGTCTTCATGGGCGACTTCATCACCTACCTGCGCCCGCGCACCCTGATTGGCCAGGCGCAGTTCCGCCCGATTCCATTCAACGTGAAGATCAACGGACAGACGAGTGGCGGAACGGCCAACTGGGTCGGCCAAGGCAAGGGCAAGCCGGTCACGAAGTTCGACTTCAACCAGATCACGGTGCCTTTCAGCAAGATCGCGGCTATCGCTGTTCTGGCGCAGGAACTGGCGCGCTTCTCCGATCCATCTGCAGAAGCACTGGTGCGTGACGCGCTGGCCGACTGCGTGATCGCGAAGGCTGACGGTGACCTGTTCGATCCGGACGTCGCCGCTGTGGCGAACGTGTCGCCGGCTGGTCTGCTCAATGGCGTCAACCCGGTTGCGGGTCCGCCGAAGAGCGGCGTCGACGAGGACGATATCCGCTGCGCCCTGCTCAACCTGTGGGCGCCGTGGGACTCGACCTTCATGGGCGCGCGCCCGGCGTACTACACCACACCTGCAGTCGCTCGCTACCTCGCATTCCTGCGCAATGCGTTCGGTCAGCCGGCGTTCCCAGGCGTCACCGTCACTGGCGGTACGCTCGAAGGCGTCCCGCTCCGCACCTCGCAGTACATCGCGAACAACAGCGGTTCGGGCGGCGCGCCGTTCATCCTGGTGGATGA